CGTGAGGAGTCGCACACCTTACCCCCCGGGGCATCTTTCGATACCCACTTTGGTAAGGGATAACTATACGTAAGCGGATTGAGGTTATCCGGAATTCATCCAAGTGACAGTTCGCAAACATGCGAAATATACGTTAGGCAGGAGTATCTTGGTGATTACTCCGTGTAAATAGATAGAGAAGGTGATGAAAGCCTATTCAGTAATTAATGTTGCTAAAAAGGTGATCTATAGATCAATTAACTTCACAAGTTGATACGGGAGAGTTGTCTCTCCTATCGTACCAGGCTTCACGGTCTCCTTTTTCAAGAGCACTTTCTTAAGGGTAGCAAGTTATGCTACTACAACGATGGCCTCTGGAGGCCGTAAGGTCGATTCTCACAAAACCACGCGGTATGATCCGTTTGGTCGTGAGAAGTTCGAGTGAGCCGATCAGGCCACTAGGATAATGAAATGGCTTGAGACACAGTTTGTCCAGGATGAACGGTCGATGATAATCTGACATCAGATTAAACCGATCGTTCTTAAGTACCACGGTAAACTTTTAAGAATAATCCGTTTTCATGGATTGAAATCCATGTTGGATTACCATAAGAGCGTGCGTAATACTATTGTGCAAGACTTATGTTCGGGGAAACTCGATTATGACCTTTTTACACAGAGTTTTTCGTTAAAGAGTGCGACTTCCAAAAGACGTTGAAAACGTGTACCTCTACTCGAAACATCTAAGTGCGACGGAAGTAAAGCTTCGGAGTCCTTCGGTCCGGCAGATTCACATCTGCCGAGTTGCCTAAGGTTACTACTGACATACTTCTATAGCACAAGGATGCTAGAGCCAAAATCCATTCCAAGTACCCTTTTGGATTCAATTTTAGGACCCTATACGGGTTACCCGATTGAACTTCCAGCGGGATTACTGGCTGGATTTTGAGAGGCTTTTGGAATCAGACCTAGCAGATGTAAGCCGCCCAAATGGAGTAAGTACCATTTCACTACAAAAGCGGGACCAAACGGTCACGCGCTATGGAGTGCAATGCACGACCTAGAGTGTATGCCGGATAGTATGAAAAATTCTATCCACACTGTAGGTGGTGATGGCCTTAAAGACGCCATGTCAGGAGCATTAATAATACATAAGTTCCTGAAAAGATTCCAAAATGCCTCTCAATCCAAAGAAGGATTGGGAGTTGGAACTTTTACTTCTAAGCATTTAAGAGCCCTGAGCTTCATTCCCGATAAGGAAATGAAGACAAGGGTGATTGCCATTGGTGATTACTGAACTCAGACGGCGTTAAAACCGGTTCATGAAGCTTTATTTGCGCTTCTCTCTAAATTGCCAAACGACTGTACTTTTAATCAAGGGAAATTATTGTCAACGATTTCAAAGAATTGGTCAGTGGTCTATAGCATTGATTTAACTAATGCTACAGATCGCTTTCCGATCTCTTTAATTTCAATGATTTTAAGTTCTCTATGAGGTACAACCTACGTGACGGCTTGAAAGGATCTAATGGTTGGTTATCCTTTTATTATTAAGAATAATCCAACGTATAGGTTACCCAAAGATACTAAAAATATACAGTATCAAGTAGGTAATCCCATGGGGCTTTATTCCTCATGGGCTAGCTTCACATTGGCCCACCACTTTTTGGTGTACTGGGCTTGTTGTGTTGCTGGCGTGCCTTTCAGTTCGGCCCCATATGCAATATTGGGTGACGACGTCGTTATAGGTTGTGATAAGGTAGCTAAAGAATACCTTGTATTACTAAACTTATTAGGGATAGAAGTATCCTCAACGAAGACTCATCGTTCCGAAATCGGAACGTTCGAGTTTGCGAAGAGGTGATTCCACAAGGGAGTAGAAATATCCCCCTTCCCAATGAGCGGTCTTAAGGCGGTGAGAAAGAGATACAATCTCTTTGTCCCATTCCTGATGGACCTAGTAAGAAAAGGATGAACTCCGGTTACCTCGATCGCTGACTGTATAGTCTGTTTTTATAGAAATATCGCAAACATTAGTAGAAAGCAATTTCTACAGGATGTTTGGGAGAATTCTGTGGCAATCGAAATCATGGCAAAAACCATGAAAGATCCAAGTCCCGTAGCGGTCTACTTAGGTTTTAACCTTTTAGCCAAGCTATGGGGATTGGGCCCGAGAGCTTACAGTGGTGAAGTATGCAAAAACATACTTCATGAGACTGTAAGAGAGCTCTTCGAAGCTTCGAATTCTACGTCATCTGACAAAGACCTGGGGGCATTAGCCCTTCGGATTCTTTTAAAGGTGACGTCTGTACTTCAGCCAATTTCAGAGGCACCACTCGCGGGAAGGTATTTATATGAGTTTACTCATCAATACCCCCTCTTGAATGTCCATGGTCAGGTTGAAGAGACTTATGTCAAGTTGTTAAAAGATACAACTTGTTCATTCCGTCTCCTAGGTAATGAGGTTTGACCCTTATTACTTAGAGCGATTACGATACCAATATCCGATAGGATATATAGTGTTCGTAATGCAGACTTGGTCCCGGCCTTGTTAGGTGCTCTTATCCGTAAGGTACGGATGAAGCTACAGAAACGTAATCCCGATCAGGATTCATTCTGATCGATAGATGCGTCGCGTATGCTTCCTGCAGGTTCCTACTTCCTCCTTAAGGAAGAGGTGGTAGGCTCACTGCATTAGCAAACTGACTCATGTACAAATGGATGTCCAACGTATCTTAAACATTGCTGTCTAACATACGCAGTATCTCCAGATGTATGTCCTCAGGGGAAAGGTTAGTAATAACCGG